GCTGCATTGCAACAGCAACGAGCTGCTACCGATACTGCACAAGCATTTAGATTTGCACAGTTAGATCCGCTACAGCGTGCTAACATGGCAATCTATCAAGGCAGTGCTGGTATTGGTCGAGGCATTAATCAGTTACTTGGTGGCGATGAGCAACTTAATCGTGCTACCGCACTTACTCAATTAGCAGGACAGTTTGATTTAACAAGTCCAGAAGGTTTACAACAGTACGCTAGTGCGGCTGCTAAAATTGATCCTCGTGTTGCTACATTAGCTGCTGGAGAAGCTGCCCGTCGTCAACAACAATCATTAACAGCAGAGAAAACAAGACTTGATATTGGTAAAACAGAACTTGATATTAAATCTACTGAACGTAAGATTGCTCAAGATGAGAAACTTCGTGCTGAGTTAAATGCAATACCAGCAGATGCAACCGATGAGCAGATTTTATCCGTGTTCCGTAAATATGGCAATCCTGATGTTGTTATTCGTGCTTTAGAAGCATCATCAGCTAAGAAAGCTGCATTAGTACAAAAACAAGCATTATTAGATTTTAAGAATTATGAAAAAGCTGAAGGAGAAAAAGGTAAAGTAGCAGCAGCTACTGCTTCAGCGGATCGTATTATTAACACTGTAGATGAAGCTATTCCATTGGTTGGTATTACAACCGCAGGTGTGGCTGGGGCGCTGAACATTCCCGGAACAGATGGTCGTAACTTAGAAGAAGCTCTTAAAACAATTAAGGCAAACTTAGGTTTTGATCGTCTACAACAGATGCGTGATGCATCAAAGACTGGCGGTGCTTTAGGTCAGGTTGCTGTGAAGGAATTGGAAGCATTACAAGCATCTATTGCTTCTCTTGATCGTGGTCAATCTCCTGATACATTACGTCGTAATTTAGAAGACATTAAGTTCTATTATGGTCGTTGGTCTAAAGCGGTTAAAGGAGAAGATCCCGGACCTGCTGTTCGTCCAAGAACGGAAAAGAAACAAGGCGCTGCTGGCACGATGTCATCAGAAGACGATGCATTGATAAACAGATACTTACAACCAACAGCTAAGTAAGGATAACATGGCTACATACGAACAAGTATTAACAGCTCTTCGGGCTGCCGATGCTGCAGGAAATGTTCAAGACGCTCGTCGATTAGCAGCAATTGCGTCAAATATGCGAACATCAGCAACTGCTCCTGTCAGAGCTGCTCCTGTAGAATATACTGCAGAGCAAATGGCTCCAGCTACGCCAGAGGATGTTGGTTTTAGCGGAGCTGATCCTAGTGAAACAGAAAAGTTAATAGGGCGTACTGCTCTTGGAGTCGGTAAAGGTATTATCAATCCAGCACTGGCTGCGGCTCAGTTAATTCCAGCAGCAAGACCTGCGGTTGAGGATATTCAAAGACGATATCAAGAAGCTCGTACAAATCTCGGTGGAGAAGGATTTGATGTTCCAGAACTAATTGGTTCTATTGTCAATCCTGTAAACCGTTTAATCCCTGTCGGAGGCGCTGCTGGATCAGTTGCTGCACGAGGAGCATTAGGCGGAGCTATTGGAGCTGCTACACAACCTGTTATTGGTGAGAACCTTACAACAGAACAGATACTAGCTGGTAAAGTAGAGCAACTAGGACTAGGTGCTATTATTGGTCGAGGTGCTTCTGCTTTAGCAAATGCATTAACACCGACACTAAAAGCAGGCACTCGTGAACTGATTGAATCAGGTGTTCCTGTTACACCCGGACAAGCATACGAAGGAATGGGTGGTGCTTTGTTTCGTCAGATTGAGAAACTAGACATTCCAACGATGCGTATTGACAAAGATAAGATCAATCTTGGTTTTACTAAATCTGTCGGTAATGAAGTTCTTGCTATTATTGATGATAAACTACCAACAAATCTAAAGAACGGTCAGCAAATATTTGGGTATATTCAAAATAGATTAACTAAGTATTATGACGATGCTCTTGATAAAATAGGTCAAGTTGCTCCGGATGAGCAGTTTACAAAGAGTTTAGGTGAAGTTCAAACTACTTTGCGTAATGAGCTTGGAGATCCTAAACAAGTTAAATCATTTCAGAACTTCCTAAAAGCTAATATTGCTGGTCGTGTTAAAGATGGTGAATTAACAGGAAAAGACCTTAAAAGAATGGAAGAAATCTTTAGAGAAAAGATTGATTCGATTAAAGCTACAGATACAACTGCAGAGATTCTACGACAAGGTTACGACGATGCTTACAAATCAATTAAAAATCTAATCATTCGTAACGACAAAGACGGAAACATTGCTAAGGCTAACTTAGCTTATATGCAACGCTCTCGTGTCATGGAAGCAGTTAATAAGAATGTTGCTGAAATCTCTGGCGCTCAAGGAACCTTTAGTCCTGCTGAATTAGCTAGGGCTGCCGCTAAACAAGGCGGCGATATTGAGGCTGCAATGGGAACTGCTCCGCTACAGCAGACCGCTACTCGTGCATTGAATGTTGTCGGAGATACAACAGACGAAGCTGCTAAATTCCGTAATGTAATGATTGCTGGTAAATTAGCCGGCTTAGGTGCCTTAGGTTTCTTTTCACCAGCGATTGCAGTTCCGATTCTCGTAGCATCAGGAATAAGCTATAAAGCTGCTCAAGCACTAATGAAAGAACCGAGTAAGTTACGCCTAGCTGTTCAGGATGCATTAAAGCAGAATCCCGGATTATTTGGAGTTGGTTTGTCAAATCTAAGAAGCCAACAAGCCGCAACAGAATAATAATTAAGAATATGAGTCATGTCCGACCAATTTGGTTTTATCGAAGGAGCAAAGTCTGTAACCAGTAGTATGGATGCTAGTCGAGAGGCTAGTAAGTCCATCACTAAGAGCATTACCGATGTACAGAAAGACGCTGGAGCAGCAGCACAGCAGAAAGACCTAGAGCGTAAAAGACAGATAAGAGAAGCACAGGTCTTTAAAGAGCAGTATTTCAAACGGGCATTGATGGAATGGCAACGTCAAGAAACCATCCGTATTGAGGAAGCTAAAGTCAAAGCTGATTTCATTAAAAAGCACGGCACTAAACGCTGGAATGAAATCGAATCCATTAAACAAAAGATAGAGAAACAAGACAATGAACTTACTAGAGAGTTTAAAGAAGATTTGGCAAAGAGTCGTAGAGCAATGTTCGTGTGCTATGCAGTGGCTGCGGTCATTGCTTGGTATTTAACTTGGGGGTATAAACAATGATTCCATTAATGGCGCTAGTAGACGTTGGGATGAAAGTCCTAGATAAGTTCATTCCTGATCCAGAAGCTAAGGCAAAGGCTCAGAAAGAGTTGCTACAGATGCAACAAGAAGGCAGACTCGCTGAGTTAAACGCTGATATGAATGAGCAAAACAATATCTCTGATCGTTGGAAAGCTGATCTTGCTAGTGACTCTTGGTTGTCTAAGAATATACGACCTATGTCTTTAGTAGCTATCTTTGTAGGATACTTCTTATTTGCCATGATGTCAGCATTTGGCTACGATGCTAAAGAGTCCTATGTCAATCTACTAGGTCAGTGGGGTATGCTTATTATGAGTGCATACTTTGGTGGTCGTACTCTAGAGAAGATTATGGATATGAAAGCGAAGAAAGATGAACCTAAGCAATAACTTTACCTTAGAAGAGTTAACTCACTCTGAAGTAGCAGAGCGTAAGAACCTAGATAATACCCCTAACGCCAGTGAGGTTGCTAATCTAACTCGATTGGCAGCCTTGCTTGAGCAAGTTAGGTCTTTACTAGGCAAGCCGATCATGATTAATTCAGGCTTTCGCTCTAAACCAGTCAATGACTCTGTCGGTAGCAAGGACACTAGCCAGCATAGGCTAGGTTGTGCTGCTGATATCAGAGTCCCCGGAATGACCCCTAAACAGGTCGTAGAGGCGTGCTTGGCTTCGGATATACCCTTTGACCAAATCATCGAAGAATTCGGCTCTTGGACGCATATAAGCGTTCCTAACGGTGCTTCTGACAAGCCTCGTAGACAAGCCTTAATTATTGATAAGGCTGGTACTAGGAATTTTGTGTAACATAATGTCGGTACTTATTAATATTTACCTACAATTTGTAACAAAATTGCCCTATCGGTAACTTTTTCTTAAATCTGCATACTTTTTAAGCAAATATTCCCGATTGGGAAATTTAAAAAACCCCGCCGAAGCGGGGCTAAAGGGGCAAATATGTACTTTTGGGTGTTAGGTGAACCGGCTGCTTCAGTCCCCGTGGGGAGTGCTGAACAGAATTCTAATAATCCCTAGATCAATGACGAAATGAGACTCGTCATCAAAACTAGGAACATACTCAAACCCTATACAGAACCCAGTAATAAAGTGTAGGTTTATCATCATAGTTGTTCAATCTTCAAGTTATAACAATCTGCTTTCACAGTATATTTGTTAGAATTATCAAAATCACCTTTGTTTAAAAATACAGACTTTTTAAAGTATTCATCTTTTGGTATTAATCCAAGATACCAGCCCACAGTAAAATCTTCTTTAATTCTTACAAAGCAATAGTAATCACACTTTTGTTTTGTATTAAACGCAGCTACTGAACAGTCGTAAGTTACTAACGGTTTATACTTAGTTCGCTTAGTTTTAACATCAACTGTTTTGTTTGTCGGTAATACTAAATCATAATCATAAGTATTTTGTCGCTTTGCTTTAAGAATATCCAAAGCAATAAGTTCTCCTAAAAATCCAGCGATGTTGCCGTCACCGCTGGTAATACTGTTTTTAAGAGTTCCCATCTCTTCAGAATTTGCTTTAGCTAATGCCAACATTTCTTCAGTGATAGGATATTCAATCATTTGACTGGGCAAGCTCCGCTGGCACACTCGTCGCCACCATCAAAACTAGCTTCATCAACGTGTGTAATTAATCGTGTAGAAGCCACAAGTGCGTCATACTGCTCTTTCGTGATTTCCTCCAAAGGCGCTTGGTGAAAGCCGTGTTCATTGTGTAGCAAGAATGACAAGGACTTGTGATTGTTCTTGTAGTTCTTTGCTAGATACTTCTGAATCTCAGGCAATTCTTCCTTACGATAGTACACAGTACAGGATACGCTATTGTCTGACCAGTTAGCCTGTAGCCATTTCACTAACTCTAATTGATCAATAGCGGTCATCTCAGCAGCAATCTTTGTACCTTCAGGATAAGCGAATGGGAATGATACAACCATTGTGCTGTGATCCTCAGAACCATCGAAGTTACGCTGATACTCAACAGGATAGCCATGCTCACGACATACTTGCACCAACGCATGATCTGCGGCGATACGAATACGACGGATCATGTGACGAGAATATGCTGGATGACATCCTGAAGTAACACCCGGAAGCAACGACAAAGTCCCACTTGGTTTTACAGTGGTGAGCTTAATCGATTCAGGGAAGCCATGCTCATGACTGTATTTAAAGTCAAACTCACGAAGTCGGCGATAGGTATCATTTAACCAGCTACGTTGCTCTTCTGTTGCCTGTAGCACACCTGTAACACCAATACCCATTCTCATGTTCTTATGCACGATGTCTTCTGTTTCTTTCAGGTGACAAGGCAGTGCAAGACTATGCTTGTTGATGCGGTACAGCAATTGGCAAACATCTAATAGCTGTTCTTTGCTTTCAATGTTAGGCAGATATACTTCCGCTAAACAACAAGTCTCATAAGCAGCCAAAGACTGTTCAGCGCATGGATTATAACCCATAACATCAGGATCAGGATAATCAGTCTCACCAAGTCTACCAATCTTACGGGAAAGTTTAAGATTGATAAGACCGTATGGCTCTCCTTTGCCTTCATATCCGTCCCAGAAGTATTCGTGTAAGTCCTTAGTATCGCTGCAAACAACAGAATTATTAGACATAGCTCTCCAAGAAGGAATATTCCCC